GTAAAGAGCCCCCTAAAGCAAGATCCTCTGGTTTCTTGCTTGGGTCGTTGCACGTCATTAAACGACCCCCTGAGGGTTGTATAAATAGTGCCTCAGCAATTTGGCTACAAGATAAGCAGCGACAATTAAGATCTCTGCAATTTATGTATTGGGAGTGGACCGGCAAAGTTGAGAAGCCTATAAGAACCCGTACAAAGTAAAATTTTAAATCTAAAATAGTTGCAAAATACCTTTAAAAGAATTTTTTATTCTTAAATTAATTTTGTAACTTTGTGTTCTTATTTCCTTAAATATTAAGGTATTACAAATTCACATTTTTTATGAAAGCCGACATAAAGAAGAATTTTCTAAGTTTATTGGTTTTTTGTTTGTCATAAGCAACAGGCAGGTTAGTAAGGAAGCGGCTTCTTTCTGAAAACCTGTCTGTTTTTGTTAAACCAAGAAAATGAATAGTAAATCATTTGCATTAGAGATTCTATCCTCTGAATCTTATTTAGTGGTTAATAAGAAATTAATTAAACAATTCGGACCTGATACCGCAATATTTTTATCAAATTTAATTGATAAATATAAGTATTTTCAAGACAAGCAAATTTTAATAGAAGATGGTTTCTACATTACTCATAAAAAATTAATTGAAGAATACGGATTCACAGATAGAGGAATTCGTAATTGTAAGACATCATTAAAAACCAAAGGCCTTATAGAAACCAAACTTATTGGTATTCCTCCAAAAGAATATTATTACATTAATTGGGAAGAATTAATTAAAAGTATGGATATAGAATTAGACCAAGAAACCATAAAAAATGGTGTAAGGGATATCCCTTACGGAACCGTAAGGGATTGGCCTAACGGAACCGTAAGGGATAATAATAATAACAAAGTAATAAACAATAACAAATTAAAATTAACTTCGTTTGAAGAAGAAGATTTACCAAAATTAACAAGATTTATAACTCCCAATCAATTTAACAATTTCTGGGAACTTTATCCAAGAAAAGCAGAAAAAGGTAAAGCCTTGACAAGTTGGAATAAACTATGTACCAAGAAAACTGGAGTCAAGCCAACCTGGAGACAAATCAGAAGTGCTATAATAGCCCAAAAACAAAGTGACCGCTGGCAAAACAAAGATTTCATTCCTTTACCTACGACGTGGTTAAATCAAAGTAGATGGCTCGATGACCCAAATGAAATGAAAAACTTTGATTACGGAAATAATGGAAATGGTAAAACTTATTCTAATAATAAGTTTGAGCCAATGTTTGATGAAATAGGAAAAACCTCAAGAAATGATTGAACGTAAAATAATCATAGGATTAATTACCCAAACAGAGTATCTACGTCAGTTAGAGGAAATATGGAACCAAGATTATATTGAGAGTTCTACAGCCCAAAAAATATCATCCTGGTGTTGGGAATATTTCCGTAAGTACAGACAAGCCCCACTTGAGAATATTGAAATGATTTACATTAGAAAATTACGGGGTAAAAAACTGGATAAAGATGAAGCAGAAGAAATAGAAGGAGAGATTCTACCTAACTTGTCTGAAGAGTACGAAAAGAAAGGAATAAACATTACCTACCTGTTAGAGGAAACCAAAGATTACTTTAATGAAAGACAAGTAACATTACATAATGAAAGAGTTAGTTTTTTACTGGCTAAAAATAAGGTAGAAGAAGCCCAAAAGGAAATAGAGAATTTTAAACCAGTATCTTTTAAACAGGAAGAAGAAAACGAATTAGATTTAAGTACGGAAAGATTACTCACAAAAATAGAGTCTGCTTTTGATACAACCTACCAAAATGTAATTAGTTTTCCTGGTGCTTTAGGGGAATTTTGGAATGAACAACTTGTTCGTGGAGGATTTGTTTCTTTACTTGCTCCAGAAAAAAGAGGAAAGACTTATATTCTTCTTGAATTTATGATGAGAGCTTATAAACAGAAACGTAAAGTTGCATTCTTCCAGGCAGGGGATATGACGGAAAATCAGCAATTGATAAGAACTTGTGTTTATCTTGCTGAACGAAGTAATCTTGAAAAATATTGTGGTATTCAATATGTACCAACCCAAGACTGTATAAAAAATCAAACAGATAACTGTAATAGGGCAATCAGAGAATGTAACTTTGGTGTCTTTAAAATGAAAGAAGAAGACATTAGAAAAAATATTACAAAGAAAGAACTTATTGAAGCTTATAAAGAAAATCCTACATATAAACCTTGTTACAACTGTCCTGAATGGATGAGAAATCGTTGGGGTACAGTTTGGTTAAAAGAAGTAGATTTAAAACACGCTTTGACTGTTCGTGAGGCTAAAAAATATGCTAAAAAATTCTTTATTGATACACATCAGTCTATAAAACTTTCCACTCACGTAAATGGAACCTTGACTCTTTCAAAAATTAAATCTACATTAAAGAAATGGAAAGATAAAGAAGCCTTTATTCCTGATGTAATACTTATTGACTATGCTGATTTGTTGGAAGCGGAAACACGTATGGAAGAACGCCCAAAACAAAATTACATTTGGAAAGGATTACGAGCATTATCTCAAGAATATGATTGTTTAGTAATTGCACCAACACAAGCAGATGCAGCAAGTTATAAGGCTTATCGTTTGGAATTAGATAATTTCTCCGAAGATAAACGAAAGTATGCTCATGTCACAGCTATGTACGGTCTTAACCAGGACCCATCTGGACGTGAAAAAGAATTAGGTATAATGCGAATAAATAAAATAGTGATACGTGAAGGTGATTTTCATTCTTCCCACGAAGTTCACGTTTTACAAAGATTACAAATGGGAAGACCTCATCTCGGAAGTTTTTATTAATCATTAAAATAGAATGGTATGTACACAATTAAAAAAGAATTTTCATTTTGTGCCAGTCATAACTTAGAGTGCTTGGCACCGGAACATCCGTGTTCAAGGGTTCATGGTCACAATTATGTAGTAATTGTGGAACTTAAAAGTGAAACTCTGAATGAAGCAGGGTTTGTCACTGATTACAGACAACTTGACACTATTAAAAAGTGGATTGATGATGTATTGGATCATAGACATCTAAACGAAGTTTTTCCAAGTATGAATCCGACTGCTGAAAACATTGCATACTACCTTTTCAATGTCTTTAAAGAAACTTACCCACAGCTTTCTTCTATTACTGTTCAAGAAACACCTAAAACTTCTGCACGGTATGAACCTTGATGTATTAAAAAGAACTTTAAGAGTAAAGGAAATATTCTTTTCTTTACAAGGAGAAGGGGCTCGTGTAGGTACACCAAACATTTTTATTAGGTTAGCAGGTTGTAATAAGAATTGTTCGTTTTGTGACACGGATTGGAAAGATGGTATAGAATATACCTTAGATAATTTGATATCCGTTATTAGCAGATACCCTTGTAGTTCTATCATATGGACAGGAGGGGAACCTACTCTACAACTTGATGAAGAAATTGTGGAATTATTTAAAGAAGAAGGTTTTTATCAAGCAATTGAAACAAATGGTAGTAATCCAGTTCCTATTGGTATTGATTATGTTTCCTGTAGTCCAAAAGAAGGTGTAACAATTCGTGATTTGTGGGAGAATTTTAATGGTAGGCAACTTGATGAATTTCGTTATCTTATTACAACAGACTCTATCAAAGAAATAGATAAGCAATTACCTGGTATTGAAAATCTTCCAGAAGCTACTTATTATTACATTTCTCCAATGTTTGATGGATTTACGTATGTTCCTGATGTTGTAAATGCTTGTGTGGATTACTTAAAAAGTAAATATAATTGGTTCAATAAATATAGCAGTAAAACGTGGAGACTTTCAGTGCAAATACATAAAATTATAGGAATCGCATAATTCCTATTAAATTAAAAAATAAATTTAAAAAACCTTAAAAAACCTTTGGTAGGCTCAGATATTCTACGTATATTTGTACTTGCTTTTATTAATCAAATTTTTAATTTAAATCTTTAATGTTATGGCAAAAAAATTGACAAAGAAAGACCTTGTAGCAGCTTATAAAGAGTTGGATAAGGTAGCGGGAATCGACCCTGCAATTGAGTACGATGAATTGTCGTTGGAAGAGTTTGAAAAAGAACTCTACATTACCATTGATCAAGTGGTTGAGGAAGGTGACAAATTCAGCAAGGCTACCCAAGCCGTGTTTGATGCTCTTGCTGAAAAGTACGGTACTGAGGAAGAAGAAGAGGAAGAAGAGGAAGAAGAGGAAGAGGAAGAGGAAGAGGAAGAAGAAGAGGAAGAGGATGATGACGAGGATGAGGAAGAAGAAGAGGAAGAGGATGATGACGAGGATGAGGACGAGGATGAGGACGAAAAGAAACCTGCTCCTAAGAAAAAAGGACCTCCCCGGAAAGTTAGAAAAAGCAATCAGGAAATTGCAGACGAATTACTCGCGGAAAAAGCAGATGAGAAAACCATTCTTGCAGCCTTTAAAAAGGTGTACGCAGAACGTGCTATCACGGACATGGACTTTGTGAAGAAAAGAGCCGGTATTTACATGGACATCGCAAAGAAAAGAGCCGGCGTGAAAGTCACCAAACCTGTTAAAGCGGAAAAGGAAACAAAAGAAACAAAGAAAATTGTTCCCTTGAAAGAAGAAGTGAAGCAGGATGTTCCGAAAAAGAAGAAAAAGTAATTGAATTATCCTGGATACAAGAGCCGGTGGATTGATTATCCTATCGGCTCTTGTAATATTTTTTTGATATGGAAGAAGTGTTTAAAGAAATATTTAACTTAATCGGAGATAACCCAGAAAGGGAAGGTTTAATAGATACTCCGAGAAGAGTTGTTAAAAGCTGGACAGAACTTTACAAAGGTTATAATCAAAAAGCTGAAGATATCTTAACAGTATTCTCAAGCGATGGTTATGATCAAATTGTACTACTTAAAGATATTGAAGTTTACTCAATGTGTGAACATCATATGTTACCATTTATTGGTAAGGCTCATGTTGCATACATACCTAATGAAAAAATTGTAGGTATTTCCAAACTTGCAAGACTGGTAGATATTTACGCTCGTCGTTTACAAATACAAGAACGTATTGGACAACAGGTAACTGATGATTTAATGAGGTTACTCAAGCCAAAAGGAGCTGCCTGTATTATTGAAGCTCAACATCTTTGTATGTTGATGCGCGGTGTGAACAAACAAAATTCTGTTATGGTGACATCAAGTTTAAAAGGTGTTTTCTTACAAAA